AACTCACTAACGGCATCGAACCCGTTTCTATGGCCGTTAAAGACCCCTTTAACGTCGCTAAATACGAGTATAGTAACTTTACCCAGCCCATCATCTTGTCGGCCGTCGAAGAGCTTGCGAACAAGGGCGAAACCGCCGTTGTGAACATTCTCGAAGCCAAGATGAATAACGTCATGTTGGGTCTTCGTAAGGCCGTGTCCGAGCGCGTGTTCGTCGGCGGTAACACTCTGTCGAGTCTCCAGACCTTGAACGGCATGGGAACCGCTACCGTCGCCGCCGACACAACCGGTTGGCTCGAAGGCGTCGCGACCGGTAGCCAGACCAACACCGTCGGCGGTCTCGCGAAGACCACGTACCGTAGCGAAAACTGGTTCAACCAGATTCAAGACGCCGGCGGTACCCTGTCGCTCGAAGACCTCGACGAGCTGTTCATCAACTGTCAGATTCGGAACCCGGCCGGCACCTTCCCCGACCTGCTCTTTATGTCGCCGAAGTGCTTCGCCGCTTTCCAAGCGCTGCAGCAAAGCGCGGTTCAGTACATTTCGGCAAGCGACCGCGAATCGCTCGACGGCGATATGGTCGCAATGTGGCGCGGCGCGAAGATTTACGTCGAGCCGAACCTCGGCTTCAACAACGCTGCCGGCGACGCCGTGTCGGCGTACGCGCTCTCGTCGTCGCAGTTCCAGTTGTACGCCGACACCGACGCGTTCTTCACTGTCTCCGACATGCTGCCGGTCCCTGGTACCGCTACCAAAGCCGCGCAAGTCATCTCCCGAATCCAGCTTGTGACCGGCCACCTGGCAAGCCACGGCGTTCTCTTGAAGGCGGAATCCTGATATGGCAACTTCCACACTCGTACAGTTTCTCGCCGAAGGCGAAGGCACCGACACTTCGGCGCGCCGGCAGGTGCAGACCTTCATCGCCGCCGAAGCAATCGCCGCAAACGACGCCGTCTCGCTTGACTTGAGCCAGGCAATCGACGGCGATAAGTCGTTGAAGGTCGTCAAGGCCGACACCGGTACCGCTACCGACCGGTGCTTCGTCGGTATCGCGCTCGCCGGCGTTGCGTCGGGCGAACGTGTCGACGTCTGTATCGCGGGTATCTGCGAAGCGAATGTCAACGGCTCGACGGCCGCCGGTAGCATTCTGCAAATCGGTTCGACTGCCGGACAGCTCGACATTCGCACCGTTGCGGTCGACGAGGGCGGTTCGGCAACCTTCAACCTGTACCCGATTGCCGCAATCGCCTCGGAAGCCGACACCGGCAACGTCGCGACGGTGTTCGTGTTCAAGCAGTTCTGAGGCTCTTCGAGCTTCACGGGCGGCCGGTTCTTGCCCTACCGGTCGCCCGACTTCTCGCGGGCTTCGGGTGACGCATGAACCTTTCGGACTTGCGCGACTTCGTCGGCAACTTGCTTGACTATGACCCGACGAACGCGACGTACGAAGGGCAACTCGACGCGTTGTTAAACGACGCGCAAACGAGAATTTTGACCGACCGCCCGTGGTCGTTCTCGATTGTCGAACAAGACGTCGACGTCGACACCGACGTATCGGTAACCGTCGGCGCGACGAACGGCTCGGCGACCTTGACCGGTACCGGCTTCCCGGTGTCGGCTTCTACGGTTCGACCTGGTTCCCCCTTCGACGGCGGTACAATCCGACTCGGCGACGTCGAGTACGAGGTCGCGTACGTCGCGAGCTCGACGACCATGTACCTGACGTCTCAGTTCGTAGGGACGACCGGGTCGTACGACTCGTCGGTACGACAACGTCAAGTGTACATGCCGTCCGATACGATGACGGTCGAGTCGGTGCTCGACATGACCGACGCGCTACCCCGTACGCAAGTGCAGTTGTCGAAGTGGCAACGCGACGACGTACAACTCGACCCCGACCAGCTGGGAACCCCGACCGCCTTCATGCCGTCGCAATCGCGCCGAGTGCGCGCACCACGGGCCGTTACCGGGGTGACGAAGTCGACGCCGGGCGCCGGGCGGGGCGCTCGTACCGTTGAAGTGTACATGGTCAACGTACGCGCGCCGGCCGCGAGCTCGCCACGGGATTACCCCGCACAGTTTTCGGGCGGCTTCGAGTCCGCCTTGTCGCCGCCGACGACCTTCGTATTGGCCGACAACGAAGAACTATCGCTGACACCCGAGACCCTACCGAACCGCACCGGGTTGTATCGGCGGTACTACTTCACGTGCGTGCAAGAGGGTATCGACGCGCCCGTACGTATCCGCGACAACTCGAACCAGGTCGACACGGTCTCGCCGGCCGGCTCGGTTACCATCGTTCCCGATACCCGGTTGTCGACGCTACAGTCGCAATCGTTCGCCGAGACCGCCTTGCGGTACCGGACGACGGCCGGCGTGTACCGTTCCTTCGAGCTCTACCCGCACCCGTCGGCCGATACCCGTATGCGGCTTCGTCGTCTGATGGCGCCGCAAAACATGCAAGAGGGCCACGATATTCCGCTCGTACCGCAAGCGTACGCGCAAGTCATCGCATACGCGGCGCTCGAACAAGTGTGTTTGAAGCACGACAACCTTGCGCTCGCGCAAGTGTACGGCCGCAAGAAAATCACCTTGTATCAGGCGATGGAGGCCCGGTATCTCAAGGGTACGCCGCGTCGGATTATCAAGGGCGAAGCGTACACGAACGCGCGGTATTACCCGAACCCGTTCGGGCCGTTGACCTTTACCCCGTGAGGTAGCCGTGCGCGGTACGACCCTACAGACGCCGACGGCCGGCGGTATAGAGACCCGGCTACCCGGCAACCCTCAAAACGCGCAAGCGCTCGACAACTGGACAATCGACCCGAAGTCGGGCGGATGGTCGAGTCGCGTCGGGTACGAGCGCTTCAACCCCGACACGGCCGACAACTTCGACCCGTTCGGGTCGACGGGTCCGGTGTACTCGCTTCACGTTGCGCAGCACCTTGCACTTGGCGGCCGGCAAATGGTCATGTTCGAGAGCGACGGCGCGCTACAGCTCGTATACGACATTTCGGGCGACCCGTTCCTTCGAACCGTTCAAAGCGGCCGACACGTACCGACGGCGACCGAAGCGGGCTCCTGGTACACGGATATCGGCGACCGGACGATTGTCACGAACGGCGTCGACCGGCCCGTCATCGTGCGCCCGTGGCCGCTCGGCGATTCGGTCGAGACAAGCGCGTCGGTCATGGCGTCGACCGTGCGCCCGCTCGGCTTCGCAGCGCCGCCGACGGCGGTACAACCCGTCGGGAATGAACCGATGGACCCCGGCACACAATCGCAACGAACGGCTTCGGGCGGTCGTACGTCGTTGTGGTGTTCGTCATCGGCCGACGTGCCGAGCGAGACCGCCGGCCTATGGGGTCTTGGGTTCCCCTCAAAAACGACCGACAACGCCGGCGCGTCGCTCTTCGACTGGTCGGTATCGTTCATTACAGACACCGGAAGCGAGTCGCCCTTGTCTGTACGGGCTACTCTCGGGTGGAGCCTCTCAGACGACGCCAAGGGCTTCCGCAACGCTATCGCGCTGCAGATACCGACCGGCCCGCCCGGTACCGTCGGGCGCGTCATCTATCGAACCCGCAACTATTCCTCGAACGGTACCGCCGCCGGCGACAACCGTTTGTACGAGCTCGAACGGGTGTACAACAACGTCGACGACTTGTTCTTCGACGCCGTACGAGCGAACGAGCCTTCGGTACCGGCGCCGACCGTACCGACCGTCGGCTTGCCGGCGCCCCGTGCGCGGTTCTCGGCGTTCTGGGCGGGTACGCTATGGCTCGACGGCGGTATCGACGACGCCGGTACCTTGTTCTATTCGCGACCAGGTCGTATCGAAGAGTTCGCCGCCGACGGGTTTATTTCACTTGGCGGTCAAACGGCCGGCGGTATTACCTGCATTTTCCCGCATTACGCCGCATTGGTCGTATTCCGCGAAAACGCAATCGACGTTGTGACGGGCGACGCGTCTTCGGGCTTCGTCGCGTCGACGATTGCGACCGGCGTGACGTGCCGTGCGCCACATTCGGTTGCAGCCGTACCCGGTCTCGGTCTCGTGTTCCTTGCGCTCGACGGTGTGTACGCCGTGGTGGGCGGCCTACAGGGCGGTAGTACCTTCGACGTCATCAAACTGACAACGGCACAACGCGAGCTCGTCGACCGGTTGACGCCGGGCTTGCACGCGAAGGCCGTCGGGGTCTACTCGTCGCAGTCTCGCGAGTACCAGTTGTACGCACCGGCCGACGGTCAAGACCGGCCGTCGCTCGGTCTCGTATTGCACGTCGACTTGCTCGAAACGAGTCTCGCGCCATGGTCAACCCGTACCGGCTTTCCGGTCGGCGCGGTCGCGACCATGTACGACGGTACGGTCGTCTTCGGACATCACACGGGCGACCAGGCGGGCGCCGATAGCGAAGCCGGCATCTTCGTCCTTTCCGGCCGTCGGGCGCTCGGCGGTCGGATTGAAGGCGACGCGTTCGTGTACAACGCGCCGCCGACCAGTCTCTATCGTTCCACGTGGAACGATTTCGGCGACGCAGTACAGCAAAAGAAAGTGCATTACGTCACGATATGGTGTCTCACGACCGGGTCGCCGACGTTGACCGTACGCCATTTGAAGGATTTCAGTCTCACGGCCGTATCCGAGCGCTCGTACGAGTCACAACCGCCCGACGCGACCGACTTGCCGGTGTACGATACCGCCGAGCTCGGTACCGCGACGACGTACCGACAAGAGCGACTTGTACCGCTTCGAGTCTCGGTCGCGCAACAATCGTGTTCCTGGTTTGCCTTCGAAGTCGAGACAACCGACGACCTTGTCATCGTGGGCCACGAAATCGAGTACACTATCGGCGCGACTCGCACTATTGCGGGCAAGAGGGCGCCATGAAGCAATGGACGAAGCGCGAAGTACGCACGGGCGGTACAGTCTCGCCCGATAGCGTTCAAGCCGAGATGACGAGCTCGCAAGGCTCGATTGCGACGCTCGACCGCTCGCAACTCCCGGCCGCGTGCGTCGATACCGACCGACTCGCCGACTATGCGACGCACCGTATTTACGAAGCGATACCGTTCGGCTCGACGACGGGCGAGCAAGAGGCCGTCAACGACGAAGACGCGCCGTTGAACAACTTTTCGGGCTTCACGTACCAAGAGCACAACTCTGGATGGACGACCGTCGCCGAGACGACCTTGTCGGATTTCAAGGGCGGTCACTTGTTCGCCGAGTGGTCGGGCAACGCATACGTATGGCCGGCGAACTCACAACCGAACGTAACCGTGCGCAAGTTTTCGCCGAGATACGTGCGGCTTCGACTGGTCGTTGCCGGCCGTACGCTCGTCGAATCGCTCGGGCCGGCGTCGCACGAGTTCTTTCGAGTCTTCGGTACCGGCATCTTCGAACAAGGCGACCTGAAGGTACTTGCGCAGGTCAAGTTGACCGACCAGTCATACGACGACATGATTGAAGAGCGCACAACAAACAACCCGATATGCCAAGCGCACGTATACTCCATGCGGTTTCTTGCCGTCGGTCGGTGGAGGTAGCATGTCGAGAATCAATCGCGCCCGTATCGTCGACGGCGACCAGGCGACCGCCGCTTCGTTGAACGACCGCTTCGACGACTTTTCGCAAGCGAACGCGCTTAACCGCTTCAACCTTCGCGACGCGGCCGTCGACTTGCCGCAACTTGCCAAGAGTCCCGACTTCCAAGCGCCGTTCATACAGGTCGACGACATCGGCAAGACCGACTTGCTACACGCGTCGCCCGTATCGGTGTCGGGCTTTTCTTCGGCGCCCTATACGTCGCCCCATATCGTCGAAGACGGCGCCGGCAACGCGACCTTCGCGACGTATTCGGGCGGCTTGACGGTCGACCCCGAAGAGGTCTTGCGCATCTACTGGTCGCTTTCGGTCGACGCCGACTTGTCGGGCGGTCCTGAAAACGACGGTTTTCAAGCCATTGTGGTCAACGATACGACGAACGCCGCTTCGGCTATCTCGACGTCGGCCGGTTGCTTCGTCGCGTGGCTTCAATGGGATATTACGAGCTCGGCGTTGTCGGCATGGACCGAAGTACCCGGTCAAGGCGACTTCAAGACCGCCTTCGGTTCTAACTACGGCAACGCATTGTCGTTTTGCAAGGCGACGACGGTGATACCGTTGTGGGCGTCGTACCCGCCCGTCTTGGCGGACGGCAAGCCGACGAGCGCCCGCACGACGAACTCTATGGGCTGGCGCGGCGTATCGGGCGCGTGGCATTACGTACCGACGTCGTCGACGACTATCTACGGGCTTCGCATTGTGTTGCTCGGCGTCATGCACCCGAACCGAGTGTCGACGGCCGGCGCGAATAACCTCGTCATGGATACGGCCGCCGGCGGTGTCAAGACGACCTTGAAATACACCGGCGGACAGCTCGTCACGTTCGTTAATCGGGTTCAATAATGGCATACACGAAGCCGAACACGTTCGCCGACGGTACGACCCTCACGGCCGCCGACCTTCAAGGCAACGTCGACGCGTTGCGGGTCTATCTTCACAACGGCGTCATCAAGAGCGACCTAAACAACGCGAAGTTCGTCACGACCCGGCATGTACAACCGCCCCGATACTCGGCGCTCGAAGGTCTGCAACACGGCGTCACCGGCTACCAGGGCGGGCAATGGTCGGGGTCGCTTGTTCGTCTGCAGTTCGCGACGTCGTACTTTCAAGGCAACGGCCGCAATACGAGCAACGGCGCATGGACCCGAGTACCGAACACGGCTTTTAGCTTCGACCTTCGACGCGACGCCAAGCTCTTGTTTCACTGGTATATCGAAGTCGAAGCCGGCCCCGATGACGTACCGCAAGTCACCGGCCGGACGAACGCGATAGCCGACCGGCATGTCTACTTCGCGCCGTATTACGGCGTATTGACGGACAGTAAGCGCCGCCTAAACGCGCAAGAGGTACAAAACAACAAGGGCGGCTTCCGGTCGTCTTCGCCGTATGGACCCGACGAAGGCTACACCGTGTGCAACGGCTACGGGCAACGGTCGGGTGTACATGCGAAGTCGTTGTCGGCCGGTACCGAAGCCGAGTTCGGGTTGTGCGTGTACAGCGAAATCGACCGAAGCGCCGTTGTAAACTGGTCAATCGGTATTGAAGCCTGGTATCTATAGGGGTCTCGTATGTCAGCTACTCTTGTACTTGCGGGCTTGACGGCCGCTTCGGGTATCGCGTCGGGGGTCGGCAATCTTGTCGGCTCGCAACGGCAAGCCGACCAGGCGGCCGAAGAGCAACGACGACTTCAACAACGAATTGCGCGGATTCGACGCAACCGTGGATTGTCGAGAGCCGAACGCGCTCAAATGGAGGCCGAAGCCGGGACCGAAGCGGCAACAATCGAACGGACAATCGGCGCCGAACGGGCCGAAGACCTTGCAGCGCAAGCGGCACTCGGCGGCGCGGTCTCGGGTCGGGACATTTTCCTGCGCGAGCAAGCCGCACAACAAGCCCGCACGGGTGTACGAGCCGAAGCCGGCCGCGCCCTTCAACGGGCGGAAGCCATGCGACGCGCCGAGCAACAAGCCGAGATTCAGTCGTTACAAGGTCTGAAGTCTGCGGCCGCACAACGCGAAGCGGCCTTCGACGCACAACGGGCGCAAGCAATCGGGCAGATTGTAACGGGCGGCCTTTCGGGCGGAGTCGCCCTAAGCGAGCAAGCAATCGCGAAACAAGAGACCGAAGCGCAACGCGCCTTCGACCTAAAACTAAAACTTGCCGAGCTCGGCGAGCTCGACGACGAAGCCGTACGCGCGGCCGCCGGCGGTACGTCGAACGCGTACGCACGCCGTACAGACCCAAGGTAAACCGATATGCCGACGAAGAGCGAACAGTACCTTGAACAGTACAGCGCCGCCCGACGGGCTTCGCGCACGTATGACGCCGTTGTGCGCGACATTCGCGACGAGCGCCAGCAGTTGCAAGCGCTGCAACAACTGATCGCGTCCGAACGCAACGCGCTCGTACAGCTCGAAAACGCGTACGACCCCGACAAGACGCAAGACACGATAGCCGACGAAGTGTTGCGGGCGACGTACTCTTCGGAAGCACTCGCGGCACAACTCGCGGCACAAACGAAGGCCGCCGGCGCGGCCGCTACAGCTGTACCGAAGGCTATCGTTGACACGGTCAACCAGGGCGAGGGCGGCGCGGCCGCAACGAACCGCGCCGGCTTGCTTGCCGTGTCCATGCTCCGCAATCGCGACCGGCCGATGACGCAACAGGCTGCAGACGCGACGCTTGCGTATCTCGAAGCACTCGGCGACCGCTTGCCGGTCGGTACCCTTCAACGCGCCCGACAAGCCGCCGGGACGATTGCCGACCGCCCGACGCGCGGACCAGGCGGCCCGGCGTTGACTCCCGAGCAAGCCGCGCAAGAGGCCGGTCGGCAACGGGCGCTCGAAGCGGTGTACCACTCGTCGCCGCTCGGCTTCGCGGGTGCCTTCGAAGGCGAAGCCGAAGCACGCAAGCGCCGGACGACGAAGGCACCGGGCGACACTTCGTACGCAACGGCCGACGACGCGTTGTCGGTTTACCTGGATATGCTCGAAGACGGTATCGCGAGCGCCGACGAGCTCGCGCGAGTGTCGGGGGTCGACGCCGAACAAGCCGCGCGCGACTTCAGATACGCCAAGGGTGTATACGCAGACGCGAAGGCGAAGGGCGCGTACCAAAATCGGCAACGCAAATTCTTCGAGCCCGCCTGGTTGTCGCAAGCCGCACGCGTCACCCGACTTGAACGCGACCTTGCGGCCGCTACTCCCGAGGTACGGCGGTCGGTATCCGAAGAGGCCGCGCGACGCGTCCTACAACAACGCGGGCTCGACCCGGATGACCAGTACCTACAGTTTCGCGGTACCCCGAAGTACGATTACCTTCGAGCGGCCGACCGCATCTTCGACCAGGTCGACGAGGTAGCACCCGCGACGGCGGCACAAAAGAACGTCGCGGCGTTGCTCGAAATGTACGAGCGCACGGGTACCGACTGGAGGCTCGACGACCTTGCGGCCGAGCTCGGCAAGACTCTATCGGGCGACGAGCTTGTCGAAGCGGTCGGGTTCGGTATGGCGCTCGACCGTCAAACGCGCGAAGGGCGCAAGCCGCCCGACCAGCGCAAGTTGCAAGCCGAAGAGCGCGAGCGCGTCGAACAAGCCGAGCGCACCCGCGACGCACTACGGGCCGAAGCCGAAGCCGAAATCGAACGAGCTCGCGCCGATAAAGACCGAGCCGAAGCCGAACTCATGCGAGACGTCGGCCGACGTACCGCAACGACCCCGACACCGACTCGAAGCCGCGCCGACCAGTACGCGAGACTTCGGGCGGCTGGCTACACTCCCGACGAGGCACGCGCGACACTCGGTATGGCGACCGAGCTCGAAGAGGCGGGCGCCGATACTCGTACGGCCGAACAAGCGGCCGCCGACCTGCAGCGCTTCGAAGCCACGGGCGAAGCCACGGGCGAAGACTTCACGCTTCGCGGCGAAGTTGCACCGGTCGAAGACGAGGTCGACGAGTTGACCTTGCGCGGCGAAGTTGTACCGGTTGACGAGCCCGAAGCGACCACGGCCGACAATGGGCGAGAGTTGACCGACGAAGAACTTTTCGAAAAGTACCGGCGGTAAATATGGCGACCTTCGACGAGTACATGTCGGCCGCACGTCGAGCCGACCAGGCCGGCGACGAAGACGCGGCGCGGCGACTCGTACAAGCCGCTATGCGCGCCCGTGCGGAGCCCGTAGCGCCGCCGAGCGTACCCGAGACCCCTATCGTACCCGAACCGCCGTCGGAGCCCGTAGCGCCGCCGGTAGCGCCGCCTGTCGACGCGCCGACCTTCGACGTCGGCGAAGCGCGCATTGTAGAGACCGAAGCCGAGTTGCCGGGCTTCGAGATTCCGCCCGAACCGTCGTTGCCGGTGACTCGCGAGCGACCCCGGCCGGCTTCGTTCGAGCGCGAAGAGGAAACGGCCGCACGTATCCGCGAGCTCGTCGACGAGCGCATACAATCGGCACTCGAAGCGCGCGGCCGTACGACCTTCGACGCTACCGAGGTAGCAGCCGAAGCCGAAGCCGAAGCGCTCGAAGACATCGAACGGCAACGCGGCCGAATGATTATCGCCGGCCGTGAAGACGAGCCCGTCGAGCCGACCGCGTTTACTCCGATGGGTCGGCCGACTCGTATCTCGAAGAAAATCGCACGGGCGCAAGCCGACGACGACTTCGAAGGCTTCCGCATTGGCGAGGTCGAGCGACTGTACCGAGACCCCGACACGGGCGACCTTCGACCCCCGACGGCCTTCGAAGAGCTCTTCGAGACCTTCGCCGCGCAAGCCGTATTGACCGAAGCCGAAGCACGTGCGGCCGACCGACAACTTCAAGAGCGAAAAGACGCGATTCGGACCCGGTTTGCCGCCGGTGAACAAGTGCCGTTCGAAGAGGCTCAGTTGCTCGACCCCGGCATGTCGGCGCCGCGTACGGTCATGGGCGTAATCGATGACGCCATGAAGACCGAGACCGAGACCGGCGCCGTATCTGAGTCGCCGCTCGGCGCGACCTTGCGTTCGTTGCCGGCGTTCTTTTCGGCGGCTCTACGCGAGGGGTACTTCGAAGGTCTCGGGTACGAGGTCGACGAAGACGGGCAACCGCTCGACCCGACCGACTTCGGGTACCAGGTCGCGAAGGTACGCGAAGGTCTCGGGTTGCCGGCAGTCGCAACGAAGGTCGCGACGATTCCACTTGCCGCGCCCGTACCGCTTCCCGGCGTTGCGGTCTATGCGCGACGGCAACCCGACGTGGTCGGTACCGACCCCGAAGCCCGCCGGCAACGGCCCGACGTCGACGTGCCGGATTTTTTCGGCGACCCTGCGCAAGTAATCGCAGAGGGCGCGGCGCGTCAGGGGTCGCTTGTCGGCGCCGCTCTCACCGCCTTGCGAGACCCCGAAGACCGCCGCCCGTCGGTACTCGACGACCCGTCGGGATGGTTCGAAGGCGAAGCCCGTCGGATTGCCCGTACCATCTCAAACGACCGGGGCATGGGTGACGACTTCGTCGACGCGCCCGAAGTACGTGCGGTCTATGCTGACCTATACGGCGACCCCGACGCGGCGTTTTGGGGCGGTAGCCTCTTCGACCTATTGATACCGGCCGGTCCCGGAACGTCGTTGCGAGCAATCAAAAAGGGACTCGGCTTAGTCGGCGAAGCGGCCGGCGAGACGAAGACGGCGCAACGGGTCGCCGAGACCCTGATTTCGAACGCCGAAGTAAACAACCAGACACGGGCGCAACGGTCGTTTTCGAACGCGGCCGCCGACGTTGCGGCGATTGTCGTACCAGGGCGAGCGTCCGACGGTCGAGTTGTGCGTCGGGTAGCCGACAACGTCGTCGACATTACGCCGGGTCTAAACGACACCGAACGCGCCGCCATGAAGGCCGCCGTGAAGCCGTCGAGCAACACCCCGGCCGAAGTCGTGCGGGATATGGCGAAGGCAATCGATCGACCGGTCGACAATCCCGACGTTCAACGGTTGCTTACCGAGGTCGAGTTGCGGACCCCCGACGACCTGGTCATGGTTTCCGAAGCCGTTGCGGTACCCCGCAAGATTGCGCCCGAAGTTCAACGCGTCATGGGCAAGGCCGCAAGCGACCTGCAACGGGCGCCGACCCCGGCCGCGCAAGCCGAGATTCTACGCCGGTATGAAATGCCAGCCTATGCGAAGCGCGTCGAAGAGGCGGGCGGGCTCGACGCGCTCGAACCGCGCGTACAAAATACGCTTCGCGAGCAAGTCAAGACGCAAGCGGCGTACAGGGCAACTCCCGAAATCGCTCGGCAAGTGCGCAAGCTCGACAAGGTTAGCGAGTTCAACGCGTACGTCGACCGTATGGCGGTACTCAAGCCGAGCTTGACGCGTGGCCTATACGGACCGCTCGCGCGCCGTATCTCGGCGGTGTACGGCTCGAAGGCGTACACCATCAAGCCCGCGTCGGTCGTGAAGACAACCCGCGCACTTCGGGCGGCCGGCGCAAGTGCGACTCGGGAGATTCGGCAGGCGTTGAAGACCGAAGCGCGTACCAGTCGGAGTGCCGAAGCGGCACTCGACAAGGTTTTTGCGCGCGAGCTCGCCGACGAGTCGACCGACGCGTTGTATGCGAAACTTCTCGGCGACATGTACGGGGGCGAAAACGTACAACCGTTGCTTCGGTCTCTTCGCGTCGACGACGAAGCGCTCGGCGGCCGTCTCTTGACCGATACGCCGACCGTACAGACCTTGCGGCGGATTGACGAACACTTGATTGCAAACAAGCGCATACCGGCGACCGGCCCGGGTCCCGAAGTCGAGCGCGCCATGTTGCGGGCCATTCTTGAAGACGGTGTACGCAAGCGCGTTGCACGCGGCGGGCAAGAGTTCGAAGCGGCACTCATGGCGAGTGCAACCAGGCGGGCCGATACGCCGAGCAACGTCGGCGGGTTCTTCCGGGTACCCGACCGACTCGACCCGGCCGCCGGTGCACCGGGTAGCCGTATTCGGGAGTACCGCGTACTCGCCGACCCGGCGACCGAAGGCCGACTCATTGAAGGCGTCGACGAGCTCGTACGCGTACTCGGCAACGAGCCCGGCTTGCGTCGTCTCGGCTTCGGCGAGTGGGTAGGGGCGAAGACCGGTCGGCTCCTACAGAACGTGCGCGACGCCGAGTACGCCATGCGGTACGGCTACTATCTGCCGAACGTGCCGTACGTCGTCGGTCGTGCCATCGCACTGCCGATTGTATCGATCGCCACTATCGGCGCCGAGAATACAATGCGCGCACTCGCACGGGCGGCCGGAAAGGCGGTACCCGAGGGCGCGTCGTTGTACCCGCGGAGTCGGCGGTACGGTCTCGGCGTTACGGACCCCGACGGGGTGTACTACACTCCGAAGGTACTCGACGACTTGCTCGAACTACACGGCGGGCTGGGTCGTACGGCAATCGAGCAAGCGCGTATCGATCGACTCGGTCGCGATATCATCGACGACGTACAACGGGCGGCCGGCGGTCGGGGTGCGGAGTTGCTATCGGCCGCGAACCCGTTGCGGCCCGACCTGGTCAACTTCTACCAGAAGACCGCCGAAGCGATCGAGTTGTCGTACCGGCGGTCGGTCTTCGAAGCGGCAATCGCGCACGGTATCTTGCCGAGCGACGCGGCGTTGCTTGCCCGTCGAAGCCTGCTACCGTACGGCGAAGTGCCCGGCGCCCTTACCGATACGCTCGGCGCGTTCTTCGTCGACGCCGGCGAGTTGTACTTGCTCGCGAAACAATTCGGCGACCTTGCGATACGCAATCCCGAACAGATTACCCGAATCGCGAAGGCGACGCGGCTTCGTCAAAAGGCAATCGATCCCTACGGGCTCGAAGGCGACCGCACGTTGAAGACGCTCGGTATTGTGCCGGCCGGTCGCGACGACGAGCTCACAATCTACGGGCCAGAGTCGCCGCATTTGCGGCCGCTCGAACACACGCTCGACCTGCTACGGGCGGGCGACTTCGTCGCGCAGCGTATGATTCGGGTCGGTAACGAGGTCGGGAAGTTCGAGTTTACCGGCGCACTGAATACGGGTCTCGAAGGCGCCGAAGAGACCATACGCTACGGCGTATCCGAGCTCATGCCGGGAGTGCTTGACGCGCTCGAAGCGGCCGCCGGCGCGGATATGGGCGCGGCTTCGGCGCCGGGTCGAGACTTGCAAGCCTTCGACGACCGAGAGGCGTTCTGGGCGGCGCTACTCGCGGCCGACTATGCCGACCCCCGACGCGATTCGGGTGTATGGGCGACGACCTTCGACTTGCTCGACCCGAAAGTCGTCATGCCGCCGAAAGAACTTGCGGTCGACCCCGAAAAGTACCCCGACCTATGGGCGGCGCAACCGCCCGAAGGCACGCCGTTCTTGGCTCTCGGTCAAACGCGAGACGGTATTCCTATGTACC